TGAACCAAGCAAATCAAAACGTCTATATGTGCATCAACCCTGTCGATGGCAACGCGAAGATCGAGGCAGGCAAAGGTGCGAAAGACACCGACATTCTCGCCGCCTTCTACTGCTTCGCAGACGCGGACACAGATGGCGCAATGCAAAACATACTATCATTTGCAGGCCCGAAGTTTACGATGTCAGTCAAAACAGGGCTGACCCCATTCGTGCGAGGTCATGCCTATTGGGAACTTGAAGAACCCTGCGTCAATTTAGACGCATGGAAGGAAGTGCAGAAGTCAATCGCGGCTTCACTCTCAACCGACAGTGCGGTAATAAATCCTTCGCGCATCATGAGAGTCGCGGGAACAGTGTCTTGGCCGAATCCAGACAAACAGGCCAAGGGCTACGTTCCAGAACTCGTCATGTTGCGCACGAAATTCAGCACCGACCGCGACCCCGTGCCATTCGAAAGAATGATGCGCGCCTTTCCGATCAATAGTGCCAATAAAGACACTCTTAAAGACACTCTTTATATCGACACAGGCCAGCAGGCGCTCGACCGCGCCATGGCCGAAGCAAAGATTGAACAGGGTGAAAACTGGCACAACAATATCATCAGGCTAGTCGCGTCATATGTTGCACGCGGCCTATCAGATGCAGAAATCCATGCGCTTACAGATAGATTTACTCAAGGGAATTACTCAGTCGAGGACACCAGACAAGAAGTGCAGCAAGCGATTGACGGGGCAAGAGAGAAGGGCTGGACACCAGAACCAAAGATAACGCCGCAAGAGGCGCTGCAAAAGATAGAGATAGAACCAGCGTCCGATACTGGCGCGAAGCGCCCACAAATCTTTTGGGCGAATGAGGCGAAGCCAATTCTAAAGTCGAACTATCTCGTCAAAGGGTGGCTAACCACGGGTGATTTATCAGTCGTATACGCACCATCTAACGTAGGTAAGTCGTTCTTCTGCTTGGACATAGCTTACTGCGTGGCTGCGAACCTGCCGTGGCAGGGCAATAAAGTAAGAGGTGGCGCTGTTCTTTATCTCGCAACCGAAGGCGGGAACCAATTCCACAACCGAGTATTCGCATTACAAAACGAATACGGTGCAGAAAATGTGCCGCTTGCCATACGTCCTAGCCCTGTTGATTTACTCAACCCCGAAGCAGACTTACCTGCGCTCGGCGCGCTATGCAAAGAGATCGAAACCACACACGGCAAGCTCGCTATGATCGTGGTGGACACGCTGAGCCGAGCAATCGCAGGGGGCAATGAGAACGGGCCAGAAGATATGACCGCGTTCATCCGCAACGTGGACGCGCTTCGCGACTTCACGGGCGCACACGTTCTCGTAGTTCACCATACAGGCAAGGACACAGCGCAAGGCGCTAGGGGCCATAGCTCCCTTAGGGCCGCAGTATCGACAGAAATAGAAATCGAAAACGATGATGGTATCCGCACAGCCACGGCCACAAAGCAAAGAGACTTAGAACCGAAATCCCCCATCATATTCCAACTGAAAGTGCATGAGGTCGGACACGATGATGACGGTGATGCGGTCACAACCTGCACAATCACACTGGCCGACCAAGCCACCATAGACGACATGAACATGAAGCGCCCGCACGGGAAAAACCAGAAGCTCGTCAAGGAAGCGTTCCAACAGCTACGCGGCGAAGGTATCGGTAAGCCAAATCCAGGCGGCCCTGGCTTTCCAGAAATCGGACACTACTGGTGTATCGAAGAGCAGAAACTGCGCGAGTTTTGCTACGGCAAGATGGCCGCCAAAAACAAAACTTCGGCCTACACAAGCGCGCTCGATGGGCTGCTCGGAACGGGATATATGGTGCAAAACGAGGGCTTGATATGGATTGCGGCGAAGGAAGGACGAAGCCATTGAAACTACAAAAACGTGTATCCAATGTTTTCAATGGGTTAGCTGTCCGTTTTTGTAGTTTTTGTAATTATTTGTAGCTTTTTGTAGTTCAAACAGCCCCAACTACAAAAACTACAAAAACCCTATAGGGGTTTGTAGTTTGTAGTGAGGGGCAAGATGTAGGAGCGGAGGAGTAGGAAGATGACGCAGGGCAAGACTCGTTTTCAGTCGGCGAACAGACCGCAGCGAAAGAGGAAGGCGGATCGGCTGACGTATGGCGTGGCAAGCGAGAAGGAAATACAGGCGGACTATGCGGTCGCACCGTTTGATAAGATGGTCAGAGATATGGATCGGAAGTGGGGTGTGGATCGCCTGCCTGAAATCGTATCGCCAGAATTGGCTGCCAAGTATGGATCGGCATTGGCGAAGCTCTGCGCCGCGATTGATGAAGGGGAGCCTGAGATGATTGCGGCTCGGGCGGCTGTCTGTATCCGAGGGATGACGGCAATGGATACCGAGGCGACATCGGCGGGTATGAAACCCGCAAGCGATGATGTGTGGATCATGGAGTTCAACGGGATCGAGGTTGGGTTGATGAAAGACGGCAGGGCGTGGCCTGCGGTGAAAGCGAGCCACCCCGACTTGGAATTGATTACCGAGAATGACGTGATCACCGCGCTTGCGTTCTACCGAAAGAGCAAGTTAGGTGAGATGCAAGCTGCTGCACAGAAAGCATTCGAGGGGGCCGAGATCATTCGGTTCGAGGTGAAGGACAAGGAGTTGAACGATGACATACCCTTCTGAATTTGAAATTGAAAATTCGAATGAAAATTTTGAAAATTCAAAAGCAGGGGATACTACGGGTCAGGATGAGTCGCGCTATTTCAACGCTCGGTCTGAATGTCTGGTTGAGGCAATGGACTTGATCACTGGCGCACGCGCTGAGGCATACGGCCCGCCCGCCGAAAACTTTAAGCGCATTGCTGTAGGGTGGTCGGTATTGCTTAGGGTAGACGTAAAGCCCTCACAGGTCGCGCTGTGCATGGAATGGCTAAAGATGGCGCGCCTAGTGAATAGCCCAAAGCATTGGGATAGCCACGTTGATAGCGCTGCATATGCCGCCCTAGCAGGGGAATTAGCAAAAGATGAATAAGCTAAACGCATGGCGCAAAGCCAAAGGCCTATCGTATCAGAAACTAGCCGATAAGGTAGGGGCAGGGTATGCCGCAACCGCTCGCGCATGGTGTTTGCCTCTCGATCACAAAAATTTCCGTATGCCACCCGAAGAAACCCGCTTGCACTTACAGGAAGCCACAGGCGGCGCTGTGGTGGCCTCATGGTGGCTTTTGGCGGGTGAGGGTGCAGAAAAAGACAAAAGCCCCTCAGCGGCGCGCTGAGAGGCTCTAAGGGGTAATTGAATTTCAAAATTCCCCAAACTCTATGCCATCGGCTAAGGTCTGGCCCGCTTGCTCAATAGTGCCCTGAGCCATGTTGACCACAAAATGTCCATTGTCGGTCATCCAATTGTGCGCGTCATCGGTATTAATCAGGCCTAAAGAAAGTCCGCCATCGATTAAGTTGTGATAGTATCCAATCAGGCGCGCCATTGCATAATTTGCATCTGACTTGCGCATCCTTGGCGCCGCCGCTTTCACGGCCTTAATCACATCCTTGGGGTCACCGTTCCAATGTAGATATATACTAGCGGCAGCGCTTGATATGTCGTTGCTTACCTCTATCGTTGCTCTATTTCCCATTTTTCTTTCTCCTTTCGCTTACAAGCATTCATCACAAAAAAACAGCGTGTCATCATGCGGCGGGTGATCAACTTCTAGGGCAAGTTTCCCGCAGTTATCGCATTCAATGCACTGGCATTCTGGACAAAGCCAGCCATCATTTGCGGGAATGCGGTTCACATAATTGCCGCTTCCCCAAGAGACGCTGCATCCGCATTCGTCACATAATTCAAGGCTAATTGCTTCCATTGTTTCCCTCTTTCTCATGCCTTTGGTGCATGGAATGCCGCCCCACACGGGGGCGGTCATCAATGCATCATGCGGCAATCGCTGTGGCGTAGCTTGTGCCCTCAGATATAAAGTCCACAGCCTTTTGTGCCTCAGACGCAGCGCTAAAGATTACCCTTGGCTCTGCCCTGAGTGCCTTGATCCAGCTATTTAGATATTGGGCGTGATCGGGGCGCGGCGCGGGGCTTACACCAAATTGAACCGATAAGAACACCGCGCCCATTTCGGCAACCAATTCTTCAAAGGCGTAATCTTTACTTCCAAACCGCTTAGCCTTGAGGCGATCAAGACGGCTCTTGTGGCCTGTCCAGTGCGTCACTTCATGGGCTAGTGTGGAATAATAAGCTTCTGCGGCTGTTGATGTTTCTGTGCCTGTGAAATCCTCTTTTTTGGGCATTTGAACGCTGTCATGAGCGGGGCTATAGAAAGCGCGGTCTCCACCGTGGTTGATTAAAACACCCGCCTGATTAAAAAATTCTTCCATAGATGGGCAATGCTCAAACCCGTTTGCGTCAACAGGGGCCTCAGTCACATCTTGAGCAGGTGCGTCCCATCCCTCTACTTGATCAGCGTTGAACACTTTGAACGTGCGCAACATCCAGAATTTATCTTTTTGGGTTTCGCCGTCTTCGGTTTTGGTTTCCTTTTCCAAGGGCTTCCATAGAACGATGGTTGTGGCTTTAGAGCCTTTCTTTACTTTGGCGCCCGCCGCTTTCCACTGGTTGAATGTTCCCCAATGAGCGGACGCGAAGCCCTCAGACAACAGCAAGAAAACATTTATTCCGCGATATTGTTTGCCGCTTGCAAAATTGACGGGGAACCCGCCCGCTTTGCCCTGCCAAGGCTTGACCCAATCGGTGCCATGCTCGGACATCAAGGCCGCAACTTTGTGGGCGATTTCGCTCATGATTTTTTGATTGATAGACATTTGATTTTTCCTTCCCTCATATGCGCCAAATTACTGGCGCGCTTTCCAGTTATTAAATGCGCGCTGTTCTGCGCTTTCTTCCAACACCAACACGACAGCCACAAGCGCGCACAAGGCGGCGATGATAAGCGCAGCAATAGCCACAACTGGCGTTGTTGAAATCATCATGCCAGAAAGCATTGAGAACAGCATGAAAGCAAAGATGAAAGCGAATTGAATGAGCGTTTGCATTGTTTTGTTCCCTCAGTTTGTTATTACAGGTTTGTGAAACCATCAGTCATGAATGCCGCTAGGGCTGTTGCAATTGCGAGTGCTGCGAGTGCGATAAGCATTTTTTCGTTCCCTTTTGTTTTGGGTCTTTGCCCTTGTGATAGGACTTATATAGGATTGCTTTTGGATAGTGTCAAGGGGTGGTGCGAAAAAATTGCAAGCGGTGCGTAAATGGCTTATGTTGAAACGGTCGGTATCCATAGAGGCAAGGCAATGGCAGGCAAGGTCACCAAAGAGATCATGGAAGAAATCGCTTCGCGCATGGCTGTGGGTGATAGTCTTTTGACAATTGTTGAAGAAAAAGGGATGCCAAGCTACGCAACCATCATGCGGGCTGTAACTAAAGACGATGAGCTTTATGCCATTTATCGTGACGGTCGCGTTAAACAGGCCGAGTTTTTCACCGACCACATTAACAAACTGGCCCGCGACCCATTGCCAGAGTTGGCTGATAATCGTCTGGCTAACGCTGAGGTGCAGCGCCGCCGCTTGGAAATCGAAAGCCTTAAATGGACACTGGCGCGCACGCAACCTTGGGGCATTCGTGATAAGAAAGAGGACGCGCCGCAGGATCAAACTATCACAATCTCATGGGGTGGTGACGCTGTAGCGGTGAAGCCTGAGGGTTCCTGATTACATATATATCACACGCTGCGAGTGAGAGAGCTACGCGCGCGAAGCCCGCACAGTTAGCCACCACCATCCACAACATCTTGTGTTTTGCGTGCCGTTGTTTGCGCTGCAAAAGTTAAGCCATTGATATTGCTTAACATTTGTTTCCCATAAGTGCTATTATGTTAAATGTAAGCGCTCAGAAATTCATGGGCGGCCACCCCCACCCCCCAAAAAATGGGGCGCGCCTTTCTTATGCGTATATACGGGTCTGAAAATCACACACTCTCTGGCTTCCACTTATTCTAGCGCACAGCGCGAAACCATCGTATCATTTGCAAACAACGCAAACCCAAGAGGCAGCGCTATGAACGACGACAACCTCGGCCTAGCAGTAATCAATCACATAGAGGTGCTTCGTGATCTTGCCTTCAACAGCGATGATGAAGAGCAGGCTTTGACTTCAGCGATGCTATTAATTAGTTTATATGAGACGATTATTGAGGGACACGGTATCATGGCGTTTGTTGATGGTGACGAGCAGGTTCACTGATGGAAGTTAAGATTCCATACTCGCCTCGTCCGTTGCAGATGATGCTTCACGAGGAAATGCAGGAAAAGCGCTGGGCTGTGATCGTGTGTCACCGCCGCTTTGGCAAAACGGTCTGGGCAATCAATCACATACTTCGTGACGCAATTCTATGCCCAAAACCAAACCCGCGTTATGCGTATATGGCTCCCACCTATCGTCAGGCGAAGAACGTGGCTTGGGACTATCTCAAGCAGTTTGCGGGTGCGATCCC